GATAAGCCTTCTTTCAGGTGGAATGGTTCAGCTGCTGCGGATTTGGGAAGTACTTTCGGTGCTTCTGGCAACATGCCTCAAGCACAGTACATTGCTTTTTGGAACAATTTTGCTTGGATTGCTAACACTTACGAATCGGGCGCTAATTATAAATCTAGGTTGCGTTGGTCTAACATTAATGATCCTGAAACTTGGACTGACACCGATTATGTTGATATTGATTTAGGTGATCATGGTGATTACATAACAGGTTTAGCTGCTATGGGTGATCGTTTACTTGTTTTTAAATCAAATAGTGTTCATGCCGTTTTCGGTTTTGATTCTGATTCTTTTCAAGTTGTTACTTTATCTAATAATGTGGGTTCTGTTCCTTTGTCGTCACCAGTAGCAACTCCTTACGGAACTTTCTTTTGGCACGCTGACATGGGCGTGTATCTTTACGATAGAGAAAATTTTGTTTACATTTTTAATAAATTAATGCCAGCTATAGATGATGGTCGCATCACTTTCAGTGAGAATCCTCAATTAGCGTGGGGTAACAACAAATTGTATGTAACTGTTGATTGGACTGAAGACGGTTCAACAACTAGACGTACTTTAATGTATGACCCTACGATAGCCCAAGGTGGGGCTTGGGTTCTTAGTGATATTGATGCTGGACCTTTATATGCTTACCAGCCACCTAATTCTTCTTCTACAGTTTTCGGTGGTTGTGTCGCTAACACTGGCGTGTTGATCGACATGGAAGATGAACAGAACCGTTCAACTGACAGGTATGCGTCTTCAGCTGAGACTCATATCACTTCTTATTTTGTGACTCCTTGGATGACAGGAAAAAACCCTATCGTTAAAAAACGTTGGGGTCGTCCTCGTATTGTTACGTCAGCTGAGTCAACCATTTCGCTTCCTATTCTTGTTTACAAAGATTATGACAAGTCTGCTTACACTAATAGTTTTAGTGTTGCTATTGAAGGTAAAACGTCTGATTCTTTGTGGAATACAGCTAAGTGGGATGATGCAGATAGCACTTCTGCTTATTACGCTATTTGGGATGCTATATCCCGCAGTTTAACAGCAGATGTTATTAATATGCCCACTCTTGGGACAGCAAAGAGTATAAGTATGAAAGTAAGCGGTCCTAGTACCAATAATCATTGGGAAATGAATGCTTTGGCTTTCACCTACACGCCGAGGAGATTGCGTTAAATGGCAACTTTGTCCGTTACAAACACGTTCTCTGCAGGAACCACGATTGTGGCTGCAGACATGAACCAAAACTTTACTGACGTTGAAACTTTTGTTAATTCGTCACCTGGACTTATCCAAAACGACATTGTTGATGCTAAGGGGGATGTTATAGCAGCTACGGCTTCTAACACAGTTACGCGTCTTCCTGTGGGTACTAACACTTATGTTTTGACAGCAGATTCGTCTGAATCAACAGGATTGAAATGGGCTCCTAGCCCAGCTGTTGATGTTGTTACGACTAAAGGGGATCTTATTGCTGCTACTGCAGCTGATACTGTCACTCGTTTAGGTGTTGGTAGCAATACTCAAGTTTTAACAGCGGATTCTTCCACTTCTACAGGTTTGGCTTGGACAACTCCCACAGCTGGGACAGTTACATCTGTTACTGGGACGGCTCCTATTGTTTCTACAGGAGGGGCTACTCCTGCTATTTCTGTAACAACTAACCACGAACAACTAATTCTGAATAACCAAATTTTCAGTTAATAAAGGAAAGGTAATATGGCGACATATTCAAAAGTAAAACTGTCAGGTAGTGATGATGGCAGGAACATATCAGTAACAGGTACTGGCACAGGTGCTTCTGTTACGGTTCATCAAGCTGGTGCAGGCACCACAAATATGGACGAGGTATGGATTTATGCTTGCAATACTTCCGCATCAGCGGTTGTGTTGACTATTGAATACGGCAACACAACAGATCAGGATGACTTGATTGAGTTGGAACTTGCGGCTGATTCAGGCATGACTCTTATAGTTCCTGGCTTTTTACTAATGGACAGTTTGTATGTTAAAGCATTTGCTGCTACAGGAAATGTTATTAACATAAATGGTTTTGTAAATAGAATAACTGCTTAAGAGGTCTTATAGTGTTTCGACAAGATAGGACTAACCCTAGCACTGCGGTTTCAACGTGGAAGGGTCGTAAGGATCTGCCGAAGGCTAATCCGTCTACGGCTGTTTCTGCGTGGTTGAACGGCGGTTTAAGCGGTGCTGCTTTTACTGATGCTTATGGTGGAGTTATGACTCAATACACCGATTCAGGTACGATTTACCGTGTTCATGCCTTTAGGGGCGATGGAAAGTTACAAGTTATTACTGGCGGTGAAGTTACTTACATGATGATTGGTGGCGGTGGCTCAGGTGGCGGTAACGGTGGTACATACGTCGGTGGCGGTGGAGGTGGCGCTGGTGAGGTCACCACAGGAACAGTTACCCTTTCAGATGCCACAGATTATGATGTTACTGTTGGCACAGGTGGGATGCCATCAGGTAGTTCAGGTGTTAATGGAAACACGACTACAGGTTTAAGTGTTACTTGTATCGGAGGCGGTGCTGGTGGAACAGGCTCGGCTGGTAACAGTTTAGGTTGCGGTGGCGGTGGCGGTCAGAATGGTACCGCAGCCAGCACAATGGCTGGAGGTACTGCAACAGGTTCTCACACAGGTAACGCAGGAGGAGCGGCATCCAATTACACGACCAATGGAGGCTATTATTCGTCTGGTGGCGGTGGTGGTATTGGTGGTGTCGGAGAAGCCGCTGACACAGATGGTGCGTCAGAAGGTGGTGATGGTGGTGCTAGTGCAAACCATATAGGTATTACCGCTACTGCCGTTGGTTACGGTGAAGGCGGTGGAGGTTCAGGTCAAGCTCAGGGTACTACTACTGGTCTTGGAGGAGATTCAGGATATGGTACTGCGACTCCTGCTGGTTATCAAAGCGGTGTGCCAGGAACAGGCTCAGGTGGTGGTGGCTCTTTGAACAATACTGGTTCTTATGCAGGTGGTAGTGGTTCAGCAGGCATAATTCTTGTTAGATATCAGGTAGCGGCATAATGGGTGTAACAACAACTATTGACACAGATGCACCAGATTATTTAACGGCTGGAGTGCTTACTGATGTTGAGGCGTGGGTTCCGATAACTACTAGCGTTTGCACATCAGGTGGGATCACTTCAATAACATGGTCAAGTTCCACAGGTAAAAACAACTGGTCGCAATATTTGGATTTAGTGATAATAGGTTCTTCTAATGACATAGGAGCGGCGGCTAATGGATGCGTTGTTGAGTTCAACGGTTCAACATCAGGTTACATGGGGCAAACTTTGTACGGAGACGGGGCATCGGCTACTGCTTACGCAGATACCGACTTGTGGCTACTTTGGCATCAGAGAAGTGCTACTGAAGCAGACAGATTTAGTTGTGGAATAGGAAGGGCTTACGACATCAATAGCGGTAAATGGAAGTATTGGAGTACCGTTTGTGGTGATGATCGTGACGGTAGCGGTTACGCATTTCTTGAACATGGCAGATACGCAAGTCAAGATCCTGTAACTTCTATCAAGTTATACAGTAATGCTTCAAGTGGAGGATTTGCTGAACATTCACGATTTGACTTATTTGGAATACTCCCAAGGATGGTGTCTTAATGGCTACTATGGAAGCAATACAAACAACTTATTTAGAAGCAGGTTTATCTTTTTTTGATTTGAACCCTGTTCCTGCTACTTACGAGTATATTCAGGCTGTTGGTCAATTAAAATCAAGTGGCACTAGTAACGCTACTTCTATATGGTTTCAGTTGGGTGATTCAGGCGGTCTGTTAAGCGGTTCTATTTACAGCGATTTTCAGATGGCTGGGTTAGGTGGAACAATTGAGAATGTGGCTCCTCGTACAGATCAAACATCAGGGCTTATTTATGATGCGGCAACAGGCAGGGGTACACAGTCAGATGGTGAATCTATAGGTAATTTTATTATCAACTTTTTTGATTATGCCAATGCTAATAAAAACACTTCTTGGAGTTCTACGACAGGGGTTCAAGATAGTTATATTTATGGGTCTACGTCAGGGGACAGAAGGACTGCTTTGACTCAAGGAGTTGTAGCCGACGCTTCTACTGTTACACGAATAATAATCGCGTCAACAGGAAATTGTGCAAGGGGTTCTTATTGTACGTTTTACGGAATTAAGAGTTCATAATGGCTTGTTGGAATGTAATATCTCATCAAGAAGCATCATCAGGAAGTGTTAGTGGTTTCGACTTTACAAGCATACCTAGTTCATACGACCATCTTTGTTTACGTTTAAGTCTACGAGACGATAAAAGTAGTGCATATAAAAACAACATTGATTTAGAATTAAATGGCAGTTCTTCTGCTGAATACAGCACAACTATGTTGTATTGCGGTTCGACTGTTCTTTCTACAAGAGCACAGTCTACTTACGATTTTTATAGTGCTTATGTAGCGTCTGCTGATGCTTTGGCTAACACATTTTCAACCGCAGAAATTTGGTTTATAGATTATTCAAATACAGATACTTACAAGACTTGGGTGTCACAAGGCGGTATACCTAACAACGACTCGACTGAATGGCGTTGGCAGAACTTTGTTACAGGTGGGAATTTTCAAAGCACAGCGGCAATAAACAGAATTTATTTTATACCCTTCGGGGGTGAGGATTTTGTACAGTATTCAACCGCAACATTGTATGGAATAAACGGAACCGCTTAGGAGAAAAAACATGGCAGAAAAAAGATACAAAATGGTGAATGGTGAAACTATTGAAATGACAGCCGATGAGATAGCCGCACAAGAGGCTAGAGCAGCGGAAGCAGATACAAATTTCACTTTCATAAGAGCAGAACGTAGAGGTCGTTTAATAACATGTGACTGGACACAGTTGCCTGATGCACCTTTAACTGATGAGGAAAAAGCAGAGTGGGCGACATACCGTCAAGAACTACGTGACCTACCTAGCAAACACAGCAAGGTGTCCGAAGTTGTTTTCCCTGATGATCCTCCTAC